CCTAAGCCATTAAACTTCCCCATGCGCTTTTTCCTCGTCTTCCTTATCAAATACCCAATAGCGATGATGATAATGCTTTTTGGTACTGATCATCATTGATGCTGTCCCGGTAGGCCAGTCGAAATAATGATCGCAGTCTGTTCGCGAATCAAACTCGTAGCGCTTGTATGTCTGCATATCAATACAGATCGTTGCTTTTGGATCGTTTGCTTTCTTTTTGGCACGTTCTCTAAGCTTTTCATGCAGCATGTTGACCTCTTGGCTCAGATACACGTGACGGTGATAGGTACTGTCGCTAATGCCTGCTCGTGCTTTGACCCAATTGACGTCTCTACCATTCCTGAGTGCTTCTCTCTGCTTCCTGGCGATTATGCCGTCTAGCGCAAACCAGCGCGGCGATCGAGTATCCTGCTCACAGATGGCGTCATTACCTCGATACAGCTTTATCTGTGCGCAGAACTCGTCATAGCGTGGCTGGTCTTCAGGCTTAACCGTGCCACCAAGCAGGTCCTTTGTGCGGTACTCAAACATGTAGCTGTCCTTGTACCATTCCAAATTGTCGTCTAACGTGCGATATAGTGAGTCTGTCATATTGTCACCTCCTCATCGGCGTAATCTTAACGAAAACATGCGGGTCATCGCTGTATCGCTTCCTGGCAACGATATCGGTGATGATGTTGTCATCAGCCCATAGCACGCCTGTGAGCGCATCTAACGTTGACTTGATAAAGTTATCAGTATCCGGTTTAACCGTTGGGAGAGTCTCATTTTTGAGCCTACGCTCGTACTCTGCGTTGCTAATTGACTTCTGAATACGTCGATAGAAGGTCAGCTCAACTTTGATGGCATCCTTAAAAGGACTGCCATGATACTCACGGCTTGCCAGATCATGCAGCTGTACCTTGTACGCCTTCACTTTGGCAGGGTCGTACAGGCGAATACCCTTCCCACGATGTACAGCTCTAGGCCGTTGCTGTTCGACTGGCTCAACCGCAAACCGAAACCACATGCTAATCCCGTTCTCATGCATCAATCAGTCACCTTAAAACACTCGTTATCAAGCTTGCTGTATACGTCCATATACATCTCGCCTTTATCGCCATTAAACGTACACTCGAAGTAATAGTTGGCAAACCGTGTACTTAACAGTGCCTTATGGTTCTGCAAGGTCTTACAGCACCAAACAACGAAAATATCATCGGTGCTGATATTGTCCCGACACAGCCATTCCTGGACCTTTAACTTCGCATAATTAATAAATTCTTGATTAGTCATTGTTAAACACATCCTTTGCTTTTTCCGCCAGTTCCAATGCATCATCCGCAACGTCGTGTAGTCGCATAATGCAGTCGCCGTCGAAGGCAAATTGATCGTCATCGTAGTATTCGACATCCAGTTCGTCCATCTCTTTAAGCAATTGGCTAAGTTTTCCTTGATACTCTTCTTTAGTCATGGTTATTCCCCTTTGTCATGCATAATTCCACGCTTTTCTTCAATCTGGTCGTAGTACAGCCAGTCCCTAAACTCAATCCACGCGTAGATGGCGAGCATTGTCTGCACCAGAGCATCTTCTGCCGTTGCCTTCAACTCCTCACCGACCAGTTCACATCCATATCGCTTGCAGCAGTCCTCAGCCACTTTCCGCCAGTCGTTGGTGTAGCACTGCAATTCGTCAATACAATAGCCGTAGTCCGTGTACATGCCGGTTTCGGCATCCATGTAGTACATGACCCCATCGTTGTTATTGTCGATGAACTCGGTCACGTACTCGATGCTCTGCAGCTTGTCACCGCGATAATACTTGTGCTCTTCAACGGTTAGACTCATGATGTCCTCCTAATCAATCTTGAAAACAGGGATGTTGGGAATCTCCCGATGCTCCGCCTGTCGTCTTCGATCCTGTTTGCGTCTAAAATCGGCTGTTGTATAGATGCCTTGACCGAGATAGTCATCGATCACCTTCTTCAGGTAGCCGTACGTCGTGTTTGGCTTTGCCATACGTGTTTTATCGATGATCATCTGGATAACAGCATCTGACATCCCCTGCTCCTGAGCAGACAGCAGTAGCCGTGTGATTTGATCAGTCATGGCACCCAAGCTGTCTGGCCATGACAAAAGAGAAAGCTCAGTGTTTGTGTCGAGAGGTTGCTTAATCCTCTCTCTCATATTCATACTTGTAGTATTAACCCTTGTAATATTCCCTTTGACTTTTTTATCAATAGGGTATTGATCTTTTTGCACATAGGGTATTGATTTTTTTGTCAATAGGGGTGTTGCAACAGGGTAGATTTTTCGTTGTACAATCCGCTTGCCATCGCGGGTTTGTTCAACTTGCACGTAGCCACACTTTTCTAGGTGACTGACCCAGCGGCTAACCGTTGACTTGTCAGCACGATATAGCTTTGAAAAGTACGAGTTGGTAGCTGTGCAGTACCCATATTTGTTGCTTAGTGCAGTTATTTCACTGTATAGCAACTTCTCATTTGGCTTAAGCCGTTCATCATAGCGCACATCAGCCGTGATGATGGAGTAGTAGGAAGGCTTCTCATCTTCCATTACTCTCACTCCCTTCTATGAGATCTCAATGCTGCTAACTTCTGTAAATCCTGCCAGCTGTTTGCCCTGCCGACAGTATTCGCACTTACCACATGCCTTTGGCTTTTCCTCTCCCATAAGAACCTGCCAGAACCTATCTTGATCATTCTTGATCTTCTCCAGAGCTGACTGCATTAAAAACTGCCCATCGCCGTCAAAACTGATCGCGATTTTGTCTGGAATTGGCTGTTTGGACACACCAAAGATATACGGCTGGCAATCAACATCAAACGTCTGTCTGATCAGCTCTTGATAGATTGCTGCCTGCATATGGTAGCCACGATCCTCGACGAAATTGACCTTTTGACGCAGTTCCGGGTTCCAGTGCCCCTTGTGGAAATCATCAACCGTCTTCAAATCGCAGAAGTAGCCACGATCTAGGCAGAGACTATCGATTTTGCCCTTCCATTGATGGCCAAACAGCTCACCAGTGACAATGACCTCTTTATCGCCTGGCGCGTAAACGTAATTGAAGAAGTCATCTTCACTAAGTGCTTCGATCATCTTGTCAGCGATCTTATATTCGGCTCGCAGATGGCCGTCGGGTTCCTTCTTGTTGGGATTGGTCATCATAGCTTTATGGTTGGCGCTGATAAAGTCTGCGTGCGCTTGTTCCGACTCAAAGTAAGAATGTACGTAGTTCCCAATCAGCAACGCCTTAGGATCACTGGTTGGCTTCCAGTCGCCTTTCAGCTTGGCCAGAGTAGCCGCCTCACACTGTTCAAAATCCTTGAACACTGAGAACGACATATACTGGAAGTCCGTATCATGACTGTAGTAGTTACTTTTCGTCAACTTCATCGATGTAGTCGAAGATGTCGGTTTGGCCGTCTGCCTCTTGGTTGTCATCGTGTTCTGCCTCCTCTTTTACCGGTTTTTCTTGCTCTTGTTCTGGCTGTTCTTTGGGTTACTCAGCCGTTTCTTTTTCCTCTTCGTGGTTTTGTTCTTGCTCTTGCTTAAAGCCTTCCACAAGCTTATCTGCGGTTGATTTTGGTGTTTCTGGTGTTACGTCTTTGCGTTCAGAATCGTCCTCGTACTCGTTTGCCGTAACGCTGTTGATTGAGCCGGTCAGCAGGTCGCTATCGTCGCTCGTATTGATGACCACCTTGGCAGCCCGATTGATAACCGTCCGCTTAGCCATCTCCTCAGGGAACTTATTCTGAACGTTGTGCTGACGTGACTGTGACCAACTGGCTTGGATCTGTTTCTGTGTCATAACCGTGTAGTTAACACGACCGTCAGTCATCTGGATGAACGCAAAAACCGCTTTGATCGGCTTGTCCAGGTTCTCGAACTTAGGCACGAACTTGGTGACCTTGATTCGGCCAAGCTCGTCAGCACCAATCACGAACTCGTCGCCCTGATGAACTACTTGAGCATCAATATCCTTAACCCCTTTCAGCCGTTTGAGTGCCGTGATAGTGCCAAAGTAAGACCGTTGCATCTGCAGCTGATTGCCATAGACGATGAAATAGCACTGATTCTTAGCCGGGCTAAGCCCTTGCTCGACCATATCCAGCAAAGAGTTAGCGATTGAGGCGGGAACACACTGCAAGGCCGGCCGACCGTCACGTCCTTTGACGTTTTGGAGCGTAAAGAAAGCCGATTTTAAAGCGTTCTGCCATTTGTAGTTTGCCGGCAATGCCAGCCCTTCGTCCGTCAACTGATCGATTTTTTTCGATACTGTGTCTGTAATGTCCTTCTGCAGGATCGCCATTTGATTAGCCATTGTTGTCTTCCTTTCGTTCGCGTACTTTATTTCGAACCGTAATAAGCGGTTGCTGTGCAAGTTCTAAATCTGCAATGCTCATTGACAGAGCTTCGATAATCTTGTTTTCGTCAATATCCTCGCCGCCACTGATATACAGTAGTGAGTTAAAAGTTGCCCCGACTTTCCTTAACGATTCGTCAATTAAGGCATTTTCATTTGGTGATAAATTCA